CCTCTGCTGCCATAGCCATAACCACCGCCGCCTCCGCCACCGCTAAAAGGTGTATTATCGTAAGTTGTTGTTTGTGGCATAGACATTATTCCATAATAATCCTCTAAATTATAAAACATGGGATGATAGCCACCCTGTATTTCTCCAAAGGTTCCTACATTTTTTTCAGTTGTATTACCAGCTTCAGGTCCCCCGACAATACTTCCTTCCATTATCATCTGCATCAATTCTACAGGTATTCTTTTACTGTTCTCATTTACGCCAAAAAAATCTAAAGTTTCTTTGCCTATACCTGAAAGATCTAATTGATCTAAAAATTCATCGCTAAGATTTGAAGTATATTCATAAGAAACACCTCCTCCTCCTTGATCGGGTCCGTATATTTCTGATGGTTGTGTATAACTTTTTCTTTGATCTTTAAAAACTTGTTGTTTTGCTAAATCTTTTTCAAAAGATTCTTCTTCTGCTTTTACATCTCTAATTACATTTGTATTTGTAACTTTAGGTGAAACAACTCTTGTATTAGCTCGCTCTATGTTTCCACCAAATCTATTATCAGATTGTGATTGTCTGCTTTGTTGAGTGTTAGAAGAAGGTCTACTATATCCTCCTTGAGTTCTAGCTAAATAGGATCCTCTACCCATTATCTAGTAGCACCAATTGAAAACGGTGGTGGTGTTTCTTCTTCTTGTAAAAGTTGTTGTAATAGTTGATCTAAACGATAATTATCAACTCTATCTTTATTGCTTTGATCATAATCAAAACCGTAAGGTATCTCACCTCTACCAAATTGTTGTACATTAAGAGGCCCACCATCATATCCTGGGTATGGAATATTACCACGGTTTATAGATCTAATGCCTGCAACATCCATCATGTCAGGTCTACGACTAGGATCATCTTTTGGTCCTACAAAATTAGTTGCATATTGATTTGCAATAGCTTGTTCTCTGTTTAAATCATCAAATGGCATAGGTCTTTCTGACGCTAATATATCTGCATCATCATAAAAAGCACCAAAGTCATCTTCTACATAATCATCTGGAGCAACATAAGGTTGATTAGGATCTGTTTCAAAATCTAATCCTTCTGCTCTATCATAAAAAGTAGGAGCGTTGGGACTATAAATAACTTCTGATTCACTAGGCCCTTCAATAGTATTAAATGTTGTGCCTTGACCAGCAACATCCGCCATGTTAGGTTTAAACGTATTATTTATATAGTTTGCTACCTCTTCTTCGCTATCATCTACCATAGAAGGTAAACCTTTATCTCTACTCATGTTACCAATTTCAGATAAAATAGCACCTAGTATTCCGCCTTTTTCAGCGACATCCATGAATCCACCTGTGAGTGGATACATCTTATTGTAAACTGGTTTATTAAGATCTCTTACACCACGGCTAAGATCCATATATTGATCTTGCATTTGTTGTGGTGTGTAACCTAACATTTCGCCCATAGGGTTTTTTCCATATCGGTTAAATGATCTTCTTCTATTTTTAAATTCTTGTACCATAGGATCATTACGATCCATGTTAGGAAGCTGACGTTGGATATCCATCATGCGGTTATAATTTTGTCCAGGTCCACTACGAGCAAAATCACGTACATTGTCCCTCTGTGTAAAATTTATAGAGGGACGTTGTACTTTATTTTGACTACGTATATAATCTTCTCTTGTTTTCATTGATTAGATTGCGTTAACAATTATAATTACAACTATAACAATAAGTGCAGCAATTCCTATCTTACCTTTTTTAGACAGATCATTCCACATTGATTTAATTTTTTCCATAATTTTCTCCTATTTACCTTTTTTCAAGCCACCCTTACGATAACCTTTTTTTACTTTTCCACCCTTCTTCATCATCATTTTTTGTCCTGTAGAACGCGCATGCTTTTGTGCTTGCTGATGTCCTGCAGAAGTATATGGAAATGTTTTTGTTCCTACTTTTGGCATTATTGACTCCTTTTTATAGCTGTTGCTGTAGGTGCACCTTTAGCACCTTTTTTTCTCATGGTTTCACCACGTTTTCTTTTTTGATGAATATTATACCACAATCCTTTTTTAGCTGTTTTACCTTCTTTTGTCACGTGTGTACCTTTTGTAGCAGATCCACCTTTTGCCATTTCTCTAGAAATGGTTGGCATTTTTTTAATGCCTTTAGGCGTGTAATTTCCTTTTCCACCTTTTTTCTTATCCATAGATTTTGCAATAGCTCTAGACCTAGCTGCTTCCCAAGGTTCAATTTTTTTATTTTTATTAATGTCAGCTTTTTTTGACATTGGTTTTTTCATAGCTTTTTTCATATCTTCTCCTAGTGCAGTGTTGGTTTTTCAACCGGTTTAAACATTTTTATAACTTCTTCTTGAAAATTAAAACTCTCAGCTACTGCTATGAACATTTGTTGTGTTTGCTCTGGACCTAAAGCTCTTTCATACATGTTTCTAGTAACAGCCATTAGTGCGCCACAAACTTGAAGATACTCCTTATCTGTATTTATTTCAGTGAGGGCTAATTCTTCTACCTTTTGCATTACTGTGCTAAGTTTGTCCATTAGTTTTTTTGGATCCGTTTCCATTACTCCTCACTTTTTCAGCTGCTTGATTTTTCATAGCTTCCCTTGTGTTAGCCATGTTTTCTTTAAGAAGTGCCATTGCTTCTGTTGAATCTTCTTTATTAACATCAGCGGCAACTTTCATCAAGTTAATACTTGTATCAGCTTCTAGCTTATCTCTTTCAAGATCCATTTTTTCACCTTCTACCATCATATCTTTTTGTAGTTCCATCTGCGTTTGCATAGCTTTTAGATCAATTTCTTGTTGTTTAAGTTTAACAAGTGGATCTTGTGCTTCTCTGCTTATTCTAGCTTCTTCATCAGCAGCTAATTGTTTAATCATTTGTGCTTCCATTTTTGCTTGTTCAGATGCTTGTTGATTTACCAATTGATCTTGTTGCTGTTGTAATTGTTGCATTGCTTGAGGATTTTGTTGAGCCTGCTGCATTGCTTGTTGTAATTGTTCAAATTGTGGTTTAAATTTTTCTTGTATTTGTTCTCCTGCAACTAAAGAAATGTGTTCACATATATGTGCTTGTAACATTGCATATAATTGAGGATTAATTTGTACCATACGCGTAAACATAAATTCAGCATGTGCTTCCATATGTGCCATGTGATCTTGCATTGGAAATGATTTAGGTTGTTGCCCACGCATAGCACCAGCATTTTCCATAGCTGGACTCATAGGTTCAGGCATCTCTGCATCTGGTTTTAATATAGCTTCTACATTATCAACACCCATTGCATCATACATTCTTCTGTATGCTTCACGTAAATTATGCATCTGAGGATTAGATTGAGCTAACTGTAACTGCTGTTGTGCTAAAGTAACACGTTGTGCCATAGAAAATATATTAGGATCAGAAACTGGGATAACGTCAACACGTTCATCAAAATCTGTTTGTTTTATTTGTTGATTACCACCTACTACCATATAAGGATATTGTGGAGGTAAATATATTTGGAATACTTTTGCAAGTAATTTAAATTCCATTTTCTGTGCATAGTGTAATCTTTTATGTATTGCACTCATCACTTTTGTTCCACGTTCAATTAACGCTAGTGTAGTTCCAACAGGGTTTTGTTCATTACCTTCACCCATTTTCATATCTGCAATGGCTGCAAAAGATTTACCTGCATCAACAGCGAAACCTAATAATTGAAATAACACACCTGATGGTTCTTTATATGGAAGCATCATTAATGATTCTTTTATAGATTGTCCTGTTACATCTACATCACGAAACTCACCTGGTTGTAAAGGTTCATCATGATCGCGTATACGCATACCACGTGCTTTAAATCCTGCTGGTAAGTTAGCAAGAGTACCTGCATCAATTAATTGTCGCAAAGCACTTGTTGCAGTTCTTGATAACCCACCTAGCATATGTATTAGACCGAAGCCATAAAAGCCTAAGCCTGGGAGGAACTTGTAATGTACAAAATAATTGTTCTTCATAAAGTTTGGATCACCTTCTTTATAATTTCTTTTTATTGACAATATTTCTTGTGAGTATTGATCAATAGAAACAATATAAGGAAGTTTGACACCAGTTTCATCTTCAAAGCCTGGTACGTCTGCATTAATATGCATTTCTAATATTACGTGTTCTTCATCACCGGATGCGTAATTTTTTTCTGATCCGTGTAATTCATCCACCTTATCCACAATGTCATTTGATTCAACTTGTCCAGTTGCTAATTCTATATCACGGTAAAATCCTTGTAATTGTTGTTTACGTACATCATTACCACTAGTTTTAAGCACATGTGTTATACGGTCAGCACTTTCTAGATCTGTTGCCATGTAATTAATAACAAGATCTTCACCTGCAACAAATTTAGCGCAAGCACGTTTCATCAATCCATCATAGTAAACTTTTTTAAATGCAGATCCACATAGTGGTAAATAAAATAATAATTGATCCATATCTGGATCGTATTCCTGCATTACTTCTGTTATTTGGTAATTCATAAATTCTTGGACACGTTTCGCCTGATCTTGTACTTCAGGTGTTGACATTCCAATAACTTGAGTTCGTACGGGGCCGCTTGGGGGGAGAAGTTCCTTATACGCTTGGGCTTGAAACTGTGTAACAGATTCAGCTAATAAGGGGTGTACGACCCCGGACGCTCCTTCGAACGGTTGCACGCGGTCTTCATATTTGAAGCCTAGCATATCAAGGCCTTTGATATAGGTATCTTCCCAATCTTTCCTTGAGTCTTTATCCGATTCGAATTCAGCTAGTAGATCACTTGCGAATCTACTTAATTCATTTTCATCTATATATTCTGATAAATTAGCATTATGAGGTACTTGTGATAAATCTATTGGAGCATTAGGAT